AAACTTATCCCAGTTTATAGGATAGTATACGCCATTATAAACAATAGAATTTGAATAAGCTAGATTTAAATCTTTGCAGTATTCTCCAACCACCCGTGGTTCTTGACGTTCAGTCCATAGTCTGCGGAATGTTGTTGGCCCACAAAGCCCATCGGCTGGGATATTGTGTTCTTTCTGCCATTTTTTGATCGCTCTTACAAGTTTGTCATCAAAAAATCTTTCGCCAAACCAAGAAGGCTCCCACCCAAGTTTTTTAGCGGAAGCCTCATTGTAGAAATTTTTATCCATTCCTTATACCTTTAGTGCTATAGCACCCCCACAACATAATTTTCTAAGATTACATTATAAGTAGTGTTATTTATTACAATTTCTTCGATCATTGACGAATCTACGACGATTTTACTACCAACAACCAAATCAAACTTAACATCATCGGACTTATTCAAAACCTGTACAACTGAATGTTTTTGTTGTTCAGGCTTATAGTCCTCTGGTAGCATGATTAATGATTTTTGCTCATCGGTTCTTTGATCTAAGTCAATTAAAATATGTCGATTGACTGGTTTAAACATTGTTCCTCCTATATTTCACATGTATCATTTGTGCAGAATTTAGTGCCACTACCACCTTCCTCATCATCGATTCTGGTAACTGGTGTGATCTTGGCTGACATCTCTTCGTACTTCTCTTTTGTTATAGACTCATAGGGCGCTTGCACATAACCAGTTTCTTCATACTTAAGGAAGGATACTGCTTTGAGTCGGGTTTCGTACATCTCTAGGGCACTTCGAATCTGATTTGCCTCGTCACCAGTAAACGAGACCGTAACAGACACTGCGTTATCGGCCCAATAATTTTGATATTGGGCTGCAATCTCAAGCTGCTCCCACATTGAAACATCTCGTTTTCCCTTTTCAAAGTGTGGCTCCTTGACAGGGAACTCAACAACAGAAGTGTTCGGAGAGTATTGATCATCTTCAACATTATAACCTGCTTTGATTAAACTTTTAAGGACTTTTGAAGTATTAGAGAACCTAATACGTCTAATATAATACTCATCTTCTGGGAAGTGAATACCGGGTGTTGAGCCATTAAGTAATGATACCGTTCCCGAAGGCTTGATGGACGTCATCTTGATAGACTTAGGGACGCACAGCCAGTTTGAGTATTCTGTGTCTAATTCTCTGACATATCCATAAGCGTTGTCACACCACTCCAGCATGGTGCGACGACCATGCTTGCTAAATGCCTGTACAATCCCAGATTGAGAGAGGCCGATGCGGCGGTTCTTAAGCATTTTTGCATTTGTTTCTGGCCAGTGTGTGTTCACCAACGTCACTGTCTTCCCATAAAGATAAGCACACTTAAGAGTCTTAACGTAGTCTTCGTAGTCTTCGTGTTTAGCTGGGAATGTTTCTACCAAGCAACACATTTCAGCGTTATGAAGACTTTGCTCGACGCACGGGTTAAATCCAACAACTTCCGCATCGTCATAATTAACTCCATCTTTCATTCGACCGAATGCGCGGGCGTTTTCCAACCAGATATATCCCGGTTCTCCATTCTTTTGTGACTGCTCTGCATGCCATGTATAGTCCATGCCAACTTGAGCGTTGAAAGAATTGTTTGAGCCCCAGCGGTGGTGATAAAGCTTCTCTTGGTCATTCTTCATTTCAAGATAGCGGAAGTCATCAGCTTCACCTAGCGCCAGTGCGGCAGATCGTCGGACATTGCCCGAGACTACGCAGCGGCCAATTAAGTTTTCAATATCAACAATGTCTACTGACGTAAGTGTTTCTCCAAGCTTGTCCGAAAACAACTCAGTCAGATTTTCATGAAGCTCAATAAGAGGGTCTGGACCGCTTGAAGTGCCTCCAAAACCACTGATCAAAGCACCCAAGGGCCGAATTGCTGAATAATCAAACTTCGGAACCTTGTGCCCAAAGAAAAACCCATTAAGAAGCGTTTGAACAGAATTAACCCAGCCCTCTCTAGAATCATCGATTACTAGCACGTCACCGGTATACTCTGGCTCTTCGATAGTTATTGTACCGGCACCCTTAGTGTCGAAACCAACGCCAACACCGACCATCAGGGCGTCCATAATCCAACTAAAAATATATCCGCCCTTACTCGACAAGTCTTGTGTTGAGCGGAAAGCACAATTGAATAAGGCGGCGCCGGTACGTTCTTCAACAAACTTAGTGCCCATCATCCACAGACCACGGCCGGGCGGTGTCCACTTAAGATTAAACAATCGATCATATGCATCTTTCGCAGTCTTTTGTGCTTTGTTGTCATTCCATTCAAGACCCAAACTGACTACATGTTGTTTTTGGATGTTAAACATACCCTCCACAACACGACGACAGGTTTGCCACCATTCTTCAGACCCGGTAGCATTGGGGTCAAACTCGCTTAACCTACGTGCGTAGGTACGCTTAAAAGTTACATAACCAAGCGGCCCCCATGGGACCTCAGCGGTAGTGTACGGCTCAATAAAAGAATCAGATAATCTGAATCTGCGGATATTTTCAATTGTTTTCATTTTGTTGTTCCTTTAAATTTTTGATATTTCGATTGTAAATAATTTCTCTGCATTTTCGGTGTTAACGCCACCGGACTCGTGGAAACAGGGTTAGTCGCCGTGGCTGTAACCGCGTTAGTTTTGGGTAACACTCTAATCTTGACATTAGAGGTATCCATAAATATGTTGTAGACCATCCCATCGGGTCCATTTCTATTTTTAGCTATAAAGATTTTTCCGGTATTGTTCTGCTTATCTTCGATTGTTCGGGACACAGAGAAGATGAAGTCCGCAACGAAGCATTTGTTAAATGCTTCAGAAATTTGCTCCATTGTGATCACCTCTGCATTCAAACCGGAGCGATTAGTCTGCGATGCAGTCCATATGGGACAGCCAAACTCCTGTGAGATAGCACGTAGTTCCTCGTAGATAGATTCAAGTTCGTTTCGCTTTTCTTTGCGCACTACCAGTGGCTTGAGAAGATCAGCATAATCTACAATAATCATACCGGGTTCGATACCTCTTTTAATCAGCTTGTTTAGGTGATTCCTGATTGTACCAGTTGAGGCGGATTTTGTAGGATATTCTTTAACAATTAATCTCCCATCTAAATCTTTAATCTTGTCGTAAATCTCTTCCTTAAAAACGGAGAGTTCAGAGAGGGGATATTCTGTGATACAGCTATCATATCGCTTTCCAATGACAGTGTCCTGAAGCTCTAACGTGTAGTGCACGACGGTTTTACCTTCGACAATTGCTTGCGATCCTAAATGCACCAAAACCATTGACTTGCCAGCACCTGTTGGCGCAACCACCACTCCAAGTTCTGATTTGCCAAGACCACCACCAGTCATATCATCAATCTGCTTCCAGCCTGTAGTAACAGGGCCTCGAAATCTTGGCTTATATCTTTCTTCAAAGTCTGCTAAAAAGTCATGACCAAAATTAGACTCTGAGCCAAGCTTAAGAGACTCATTAATAACTTTAGATATTTCATCAAATGAACAATTCTGCAGTAAGTCCACTGATTTGAGCATAGCTTCTTTTAGATTCTGCTTACGACAAAACTCAAGAGATTGCTCTTTGATATACTCAGAACCATCAACCTCGCTGCTGCGTATTTTGGTAAAATATTCAGTTATTTGTTGTGAAAGAACTTTGTCTTCTTTGTCTAATTCCGTCTGTAGGATGGTGTCGATAATCTGCTGCGATGGATGTTTGGCATAGCGATCCCTATAGTCTACTATTTTTGATGTAAATAGCCGCAGGTATTCAAGTTCCAGAAAATTAGTATCTAGCACTTCGAGAATCTGGTCGGCGAATGGTCGATCATCCAAGATAAGATGAACTAGATCCTCCTGAAAGCTTTTACCATATTTACTGAAACTTGGTCGATTAGACAATTGTACCCTCCCGGTGATTATAACTGGTTACTTGCAGAAAAGCAAGTCAACACGACAATAAAATTTTATTGAGGTGTGTCTTTAGATCTTCCCAGTTAAGTTCACCGAAACCGTCCTCGGTCATAAGTGAGAGTATCTTTGTTTTGTTAAATGTGCAGTCGAAGTTTTCGATAGACTCTCGTACAAACTTTTTAGCCTGAACTGAGAGCAATGGCGCGTATAACTGCATCATTTTATAATTATGTGAAATAATGTCTTTCCCCTCGATGATGTTTGTAAAAAACCGCAATTTGCTGTCTGCTTTTTCGCAGAAATCTACTAACTCATTGATAGTATAGTCTTTTTCCGAAGCGAGAAAAGACAATCTTTTTTTCACCGAGACTAATCCTGCCCCTTTGATCCCATGCAGGTTATCAGATGGGTCTCCAACAATGGCTCTAGCCAATGCCATGTTGGTCGGATGAACACCATATTCTTCGATAATTCGCTTCTTGTTCATCAACTGGTCGCTGGTTGGCCTGTACACTACAGTTTCGTCATCGCATAGCTGCAGGAAATCTTTGTCATTAGAAATGATTACCTTTTGCCAGCCGTCATAACGACTTAACCTAGATGTGTACGAGATAACATCGTCAGCTTCAATCTCGGGCAGCATAATCTGCATAATGGGCATTTCATTAAA